CAGGGGCCGCGCCTAGGTTCTTTACACCTTTTGCGGTGACTTTGCGTGCCCAGCGATGGCGAATAAAAACCTGCGCTAATTCATCCGGAACATCCATCGTTTCACCGCTGGTATAAGTGTTGACGACAATTCCATCCGGAGAACCTTGCCGGGTTTTAAGCATTTTAATTTTCATAAAGTGTGTCCAAAAAAAATCCCCTCCCCCTCAAAGAGAGGAAAGGGAAAATGATTGATTAACTGACAGGTGCTTGGTGCGGGATACCGCGAACGATAGAAGCGCGACCAGCGAATGACGGTGTGGTACCCGCCAGGGTCATCACATTACGGATATAACGTTTGCTTCCCTTATAGCCAACACGCTGAATTTGATCATCGACCATAAGAGCGAGGGTGCCCTCCAGGTCGGCGGCCACGACATCTGTATAAGTTGAGTTATCATCCGACTCCTGGACTTTTGGGCTATAGGTTTCATCGGTATCCGTATTGTCCACCGTGCCCGACTCGAAAACACAAACCGCCCCATCGAATCCACGCAGGTCAACTCCCGTTCCGTTTTGCGATGCGGTGTAAACTGCCGGCTTAATAGATGCGAGCACATCAATATGGTTTTTAAGGTCTTTCATTATTTTCTCCAATTTGAAAAAGTAATTTATTATCTGTAACCCCCCTACATCCCCCCTTATCAGGGGGGACACTTATCACAATTAGGCGGCGGTTTTTTGAATGGTGAAGGCTTCAAAGTTGGTCACATCCGCACCGGTGCGCTTCGTGGTATAAAATAAGACGAAGGGCTTGGAGCTGAAGGGATCGCGCAGAACCCTGAGGCCCATTCGATCAACGATGGTATAAGCCTGCTTAATATCTCCAAATGCTACAGACAGGGAATTGGCCGCCACTTGCGGCATATCTTCCATGCGCTCAATCGGGTGACCAAGTAGCGTTTGCGGTTCGCCTTCCTGGAATCCGGGTTGCCAGATATACGAGCCGGAAGAATCTTTCAGCTTGGAAACTTCTTCAATAGCACTTCGTGACATCAACCACTTGGCGTTGGGAATATAAGGGCCCTTCAGGACGTAAAATAATGAACGCAGGCCATCGGCAGTCAATGCAGTGGCATTTCCGGAGTTGATCTGTTGTACCTGGCCGGGGTTCGTTGACCCTGCGGAGTAAGTCAATATGCCACGCGGCTTTCCGATACCATCGCCATTGATGAATGCGGAATTTTCTATACGCGCCATCTTGTCGGCAATTTTCATCGATAGCCAGGACTCCACATCAATACGCGAATCATCCAGCAGGGTCTGCGTTGCTTTAGGCATTGCATAAAGCTCATGAACGGGAATTCTCCGCACGCCAATCTGTGGAGTATTGGTTTCAGTGCGTGCAGACCGTTCCGATGTCCACCCGCTGTCAGCTTCATTAAGGTCCTCCGGAATTTCCAGAGCATCCGTTGAGATAGTTTCGACGGTGGCAATATTGCGCATGGGCGAAGTTTCATAAACTTTTTTAATAGCCTGGTCAGATATTTCCGAAGTCATCCAATATCCGCCATCCGGGTCGCTGTCGCTTGCCAGAAGTTTTACTTCCTGCGGAGTTAAAAGTCCTTCACCTTTTCTGAGGTAATGGATCACTGCCTCTTTTCTTTCCAGGGCAAGCGGGTCTGTTTTCTCGCTCTCCTTCCCGCCTAAAACGGGCCGTTCGAGTTTGGTCTCTACCCGTTCAAGTCGCTCTTTGACTTCGGTCAGGTTTTGAATCTCTTTTGCCACACGATTGACCTGCTCCTCAAGAATCGGGTCGGCATAGCCTCTTTTTTGAATTTCTACCAAACGCTGGTCATTTTTGGTCTTATGCTCCATAAACGCCTGGTTGAGTTCTTCAACAAGTTGTTTAATCTCTTCCATTTCAATCTCCTTCAATAAAAAAGACCCTCACCCAAGCCTTTTCGAGAGCATCCTATATAATAAGGAACAAACTCGATATATTTTGGCCTGAGAAGGGTCTAAAATTAACGATTCAGGTTATTTTCGGCTCCCCTTACAGTGCTTAAAAGCCGGCGGAGGGAAAGCCGCAATGGCTCCCAATTCCTCACCGGAAGCTCGGCTCCCATCTCACCCGAGTGGGCAACAATACCCGGCTCACAACTTTTGGACAGGAGTGATTTTAAATTAGTGATTGCCAGTTGCGCCTGCCGTTTATCCAACCCCACGGCGCTTTGCAAAAACTGGTCGATCAGTTGTTCTTTCGCCTTCACGCTAACCACTCCCGCCTGCAGGTTCATGGGAAACGTGACAACGCTATATTCCATAAGTTGGATTTCCTTCAACCGGCGAATTTCAGGGCGCTTCCGGTCCGGTTCATCCTTGATCGTCCGGAATCCGATGGAAAGTCCCGTGCGCCCACCGATGCTCTGCGCCATTTTCATGAGGCTGTGGCGTTCCCGTGCGGCTTTGACATTGAGGTCAAGCAATCCGCGCACAAACAAACCGCGTGCATCTTCATACGCTTCGACATTCCAGCCAATCTGCCGGGTGGGATCGTGATGATCAAGAATGGGGATGCGCCCCTGGCTTTCCTTCAGGGTTTTTTTATAAGCTCCCTTTTCCACCACGTCCCCACCCAGGTCGACAGAACCAAAAGTGGAAGCATAACCGGAGAACTCCCCGGCATCGTTTAGCGCATCCAGCTTAAAAGGAAACGATTTAATTTCTTTCATGTAATTCACTTTCAGAACTTGGGTTAACATCACGGTTCAACGAAAGCAGGTCTCCGCCAGACACATCATCAAACCCAACCATGCGGCGTTTTTCGTTTACCGTTAAAAATTCACTTTGGTTTACACGGTTCCACAACGCTTCCTGATCTTCGGACAACGCCTCAATACCGTCCTTGTCATAATCCAAAACCAGGTCTTCGCCAAAACGCGGTACCAGCCAATTATTTAAACCATCGCGAAGGCGACTGAGAAACGGGCAAACCACTTCGGTATATAAAGCCTTCCGCGCTTCCTTCCGGTTCTGGTATGTAGCGGGACCCAGTCCCACCAGTTCCGGCGGAACATTAAATACTTGCGCCACCTGCAACGCGCTCAACTTTAAACCTTCAATCCAATCCATATCTTTGGGAGAAATTCCAAGCTCCTTCCATTCCAGATCCTGCTCCAAAAGCAGGGGTTCGCGGGCGTTGCTGACTCCCTGAATCTGTCGCCGCATTTCGGTTTTCAAACGGTCGAATTGTTCATCCGTCAAGCGTTGCTTGCAGGTCAGCGCCCCGGAGGGAACCGCCGCGTTCTGCAACAGGGAAGCATTCCACTTATCCCCAGCGTTGAGCTTATTAATGGCCAGTGCCGCGACCTGAATTGGCGATAAACCATACCAATCATCGAGAGGGTGAAATAGTTTCAAATGTAAAATACGATCACGAGAAAACTCCACCTTGCGGCCCGATACGCAGTACTCATAGCCGCCAATATAATGAACCGGGTCAGGAATGATCTTCATGCGATCAGGCCGCAGAATATAAAGCTCTTTAGGCGAACTGCTGGAAGAAAATCCGCCATCCTGTGGACCAACACACTCCATATAAGTATTGCCGGAAAGATAAAGATGGCAGACCACCGATTCGATCAGTTCATATTTTCCCTGAAGTGGATTGGGCCGATTGATTAAATCAAGCAAGGGATGGCGCAAGACCTCCTGCCGCTTCCCATCCGGCAATTGGCGGAACAAAAGCCAGGGCACGCCAGCACTTGCCGAGGCAATCTCCTTAACACACGAAAACACAACACTATTCTGCGTAAATCCCTCTTTCGCCAAAGAAGCGTAATCGGTTTTGCTGGAAACCCCCTGCCCCGCAGGTAGCCACAAAGTCATGGCTCGGGTGACCGCGCTTTCTTTTTTCTGGATATTTTTGAACCAGTCGATAATTTTCATATTCTCAACATTAAAATATTATTAACGGAGCCATGACGTTTACCAGTATTGGCAAAAGCCATAAGAGATTCCAGGATTGCAGATATCCCTGAACCGGTTTAACTCTTCCTGCTGTTTAACCAGCCTTTTAATAAAGGGTTCGTTGAAGTCGTCTGGAGTTTCGGGAACTGGAAACGTTTCTCTCATATCGTTTGCTTCATCCGAGGGTTCCAGGAATGCATTCAGGGTATTGGTAGCCATTTTAGTTTTCTCCCTTAGAGAATTAAAAAAACCCGTTGCAAGCAACGGGTCATTGACCGGGATATTCAAGTGTTTCTCTTACGGGTTTACCCAGGGTGCGATTTCTACATCATAGGTGGCAGAGGTGGTCACGACCAGATCGGCGTGCTTTTCCCATAGCACTTCATCCATATAACCCGTCAAGCCCGTTACATTGGGAGTTCGTGCCCCTACGAAAAATGGGTTGGTTGAATCTGTGAGTGACACTCCTGATACAGCCGCCAATAAAATCCCATTTACATAATAACGATAGGTCCCGGCCCCATCATGGTTGAACCTCAATGCAATCCAGGTACTTGTTGGGAAGGTATAATCCCACGAAGCTTTCAATGTTGAGTTTGACGAAAATCTCAGTTTGGAATCTGTATGATTAACCGCCAACAAGTAACCATTGCCGCTCCATGAGTGAGTAGCAAAATAAACCTCATCGTCAGCCCTTGCCGGATCACTCCAAACCCGAAAACTTACCTGTGCAGGAACGCTGTCTCCCAAATTAAAGTCAGTGCTCGCTGAAAAATTAGCCGTATTCGAAGGCGTTGAAAGATATGATTTTGCACCAAATACTTTTTGAACACTGCTTACCGTGGGCGAACCGACCAGCGTCGGTGTTCTATCACCTAATGACGAGTCTGAAAAATCCGAATCAAGGTGAAGCAATAGTTGTGTGAATAGGGGGTCTGCGAAAGGCCCGGAAGCTTTTCCGCAAAAAGATGTTAAACCCATCCCAAATCCGATTTCCATTAGTAGAGCCCCAAAATATCGGTTGCAGTAGTAAGCGTAGCTTCCACCCGTTTAACGGAAATGGGCATAACGGTTCCCGCTGGAACATTTTTAAAAACAACAGAAGT